GTGTAGGTGATAACTGCCATCTTGATTCCGGCAAAAAACGAAACGCCCGACAGCGCTCCGATTTGCGGGTTTGACATGGTGATTTGCGCCTTGTTGACCGATGACCCCTGGCCGTTGCTGGCCGATACCATGAATGTCAACGAGCGCCATGGCCCGCCGTCCTTTTTGACGTCCTCGTCGGTGTATTCGAAAGCCGTCGCCGCTGTGCTGATTGATCGCCGCTGAACTCCCGCCGCCCAAACCTCAACCGTGTAGCTTGTCGCCCTGGTAACTGGCAACCATTTTATTTTGGCTTTTGATCCGGTGAATGGCTCAACTGATGCCAGCCCGGTAACGTCGCCCGGTGGGGGTATTAGGCCAGCCGTCCCGCTCCATGTTGCCCAATCGCCCCGCGCCAATCCTACGCCCGCGACCCTGACCCAAACCGGCCCCGGCTCGACTCGAATATTCGTGCTGGTTGACGCTGTATCTGGATGTGTAACCCAGTCGATATTATTGGCTGACGATTGAATTATGTAATGATCCGCGCCCGCTGCTGGATTCCATGACAGCAAAAGTGCAGGATTTTCCGCCGTGCCTGCATGGGTTACGTCCAGCCGGGTTATTACTGGCTTGGTGATCTTTTTGGGAAGCTGCCACGGCTCTGGAAGCGCTGGAACGGTTCCGGTTTCGGCTTGGTGAACTTCTATTGCCTCATTGGTGCAGGTAATCTCAACAAGGTTCAAGCCGCGTGGCCTGATTGGCGGAAGCACCCTGGCACTGATATAAATTTCCTGTGCCTTGCCTATTGCAAAATAGGTTCGTTCCTTTTCATCCGTAACAACCGGGTCGAACCCTAAAAATGTCGGCAAAGGTGTCAAGCTGGGTATTGAAGTAAAGGTTATTTTATAAGGGTCGCCGCTGATATGTGGCTCGCATTCAAACGGCCCTGCGGTGCTGCCGTCTGGCTTCCTTAGCAAAATTAAACTACCAGCCTCAGCGTTGACGGGTTCGCTTAGGGTTAATTCGTCCATACCAAAATCAACCAACTCGCCAGAAATACCCCAGTTGACCATTGGGTAGCTGATGGCGATTAGGTCGCCGACTGTGGGGATATGTCCCTCAAGCTCGGTCTGAAACGTGATGACTTTTCGGCGATACCGGTTAGCCGCCGCATGGGTGATGCCTTCGCGCCACGCTTGCGCCTCGTGGCTTATCCCCTGGATCTTGACCCGTGCCGGATTGGCGCTGGTTTCGCCCGGTAAAACCGCTAATGTTTCCATGGGCATTAGGGTGTCCTTATTGATCCATTCAACGATAACCGAATCCGCCGACTGTCCGTTTGGCATAAGGTATTTAACGCTGAACGATCCCTTGACGATATTGCGGGTGCAAAACATCGCAGTATGAAGCGCCTGTTGGGTGTCTCTGATAACCCGTATCAAAGACCCCTGAGTAATGACGATGGCCCGCCCGCACTGAGCAATTGCACCAAGCGCCTCAAGCGCTGAAATTTTATTGTCGAAAACTATGTCGCAGTAGTCGCCTTTCCCGGTTCCAAACAACGCTTCACGGCTGGCATAGTATTGATCTAAGTCAAAAAGCCCCTGTAAATCAATCTGCGAATCGACAAGCTTAAGACCATAATCGGCTTTAGCCGCGTCGGCAATTGCCCAAGCAATCGACCGGCTAGGGGTGGCGGTATTGCTCCATCCTTGCGTCGGACTCCATGTTTTAAGCCGCCGCTGCACTAGGCAATTGATCCGCCTGCTTGACGTGCTTGAAAGGTTATTTGTGGCTTTAGCAATTACCGCCAGCGTGGTGATGTTGCCGTAATTTTGCACCCCTGGAACATATCCGCGCATTCCAGCCCAAATAATAGTGTCCCCGGCTCTGGCGCTTGTATCGTCGGCGCTAACTCGCTTAACCCTTACTGCATAGCGCCCCTTTGCAACATCAAACGAATACGATTTTCTGATGGCTGTTGGGCTTGCTCCTCCTATAGTTCTTGTAAGGTAAACAATAAAAGGCCCGAAAGCGCCTGTTGACGGGTTCCACAATGCCGCCTCAATATGAAATGTTGCCGATCTTGTGTCCATTTTTCCAAGGTCGTTTGCATAGTACATACCATAAGGCGCGACAATATCGACGCCTATTTTGTTGATTTCTGTATCTTCAGCATTTACAAAAAACGGCCCGACGTAATTGTTATAAATCAATTCCTGACCCGAAACCTCCCCGGATACCTCAACCCTGGTTGGAAAGCTTGTGACCGTAGCCCCTGGCCCGTAAATCGTATAACTGACCTCTTCAAACGATGAAATCGGGGTGTCCTCGATCCGCATGTCCAAAATGTCATAGTCGCCCTGGCCTATGCACAGCAACATGTACAAATATTGCTCGTTGTCTTTATATTCGGTGTATGGCATGGCCGCATAATCAGGGTAAACGCGGTGCTTTCCATAAATTACCGGAATGGGGGCGCCTATCCTGGCTGAATTGCCCTGCGCTTGCAGGTTGTAAGTCGGACTTGCTGCGGCTGCGTCCTGGCTTTGAAGGTTTGACAGCCCGTTGCCCGCTGGCACAATCAGCGATACAAGGAAGTTACCAACAATTCCAACCGCCGCACCAGCAACAGCCCCAGCGACAGTCCCATAAGCCGCCGCCACAACGCCGCCTGTAAACGCCGCCGCAATTGCAACCACTACCATCAGCAATACTTGCAGGATGTTTGAGCCGCCTTTGCCGCCCTGCGGAAGCTCTACAAAAGCCACTATGTCATTTTGGCCTATGGTTTGATCCCAGTCGGCCCGTAAAAGTGCTTCACCATTTTTAAGGCAAATGGTCGGCGCTGAAAAGGTTACTTTGTTTTGATCCAGCCAATCGTTAATTGACAGCTCAGAATCGAGTTTAAAAACCTCTTTATCATGCCTGGAATTTAACGGGTTATAAGACCTAACTATTACGCCCACTTTTCATTTCTCCAAAATGTTTGTTTTCCCCATCCGTCATGTCTGAGCGCCTGCGGGGTTGAGTAAATAACCCCGGCCCCTTCAACACAATGCAAAGCGCCATTGATGCCAAGCGCTCTGTCAATGATCCATACGCCGATATGTGAGGGGTGTCTGGCTTGGCTCATCAAAACAGCGTCACCGTCTGCGGGCTCGTCAACCTGCCTCCAGCCATCAAACCGCCCCTTATCATCGAAAGCCCTGACAGTCGCCGCAATGCTGCCAGCGTCCACGTTTACTATTTGAACCTCGATCCCGAAATGTTCGCGCTGAACATGGCGAAAAAAGCCGTAACAATCGAAAGCGTCCGGCCCCTGTGCCCCGGATTCCCACGGCTTGCCGATGTATTGACTTGCCCAGTGAATCATCTAATCAACCCCGGAAACCTTGTGGCGGTGTAATCCTCGTTTGGGAATCGCTTGTTTGCATAATCACCCACGCTGGCAATCGCAGTGATTTGTAAGTCTGTAACATCTATTGAATCGACTTTAAGGGTTAAAACAGGGATCATGTGGGGTTCGTTTAGCCTGCCCTGGCCATCTATATCAGACAGCAAATAAGGGCGGTATGTGACCTCAAGACTGCCCGGCAACACAATGGCCGCGTCTAGCTGGTCAATGACGATCTTTGATGCATTGTCGATAGTGATTTCAATCGCTGGCGCTGATGACTTTTCGACGCCTGGAATGCTGAAGTCGAAAGCGAACCCAACAAAAAGCTGGAAGGTTCCAGCATGAAGCGGTGCGTCGGCCTCAAGTTTTGCTTCCCAGTCCCGATAGTCCCGCACCACGCGGATAGAATCCGGCTGGTTTGATTCGTTAAGAAAAGCCGGGTGCCTGAATTCAAGGGTGTGAATAATAACCTCATCACTCGGCGACGAGGCGTAAGCCTCTTTTATGGCTGCTGATAGCGTATTGTTTGGCATAATTAAGCGCTTGCTACTGGTCGGTTTTTGATTTCCATCTTGGCTGTTACCTGCCATTTTCCGCTGACATAGGCCACGCTGAACGGCCCTGCAAACCGCATCTGAACGGTCGATGCACCCATGCCATTTTTAAACGGCCCATCAAACCACGCGGCCCCATCGTTTAGGTCGTGCTTGTGAAAGCTTTCAAAGGTGGCAAGCTGCGCGTCAGATTCGAACAGCCATTGCATTGCGCAATTGTCAGTCGTTTGTGTAAACTGCCTGCGCGCCCGCTTTGGCCCCGATGACATTTCGGTTCTTACAACCGGGTCAACATTCTCGAAGCCAAAACCGCCCGCAAGTGGTTTGGGTAGTGTGTCTGGCCATGCTGGCATTCTATAGCGCTCCCGCTGATCTATTCAGCCCATATTGACGTTCAAGCACCGATGAAAGCCCGCCGCCCCTGGCTATGTTGTTGCCCATAACCCCCTCTATCTGCTCAATCAGTACGTTTATTTGTGTTCCGTTCGGGGTTTCCTGGCGACTTTCTGAAGCCTTGGTTCCTGGTGGGGTTGTAATGTTCACAATGACATTTCCGCCCCCGCGATAATTTTTAGCGTGCCTCGGGTCGTTCTCGGTCAATACCTCTTCGCCCTTAAGCGCCACAATGGGGACTTCATTCCCTACCAGCCCGCCGCTGTGGAAGCGCTTAGCATTGTTAAACACCGAAGGGTGAACCATGGACAGCCCGGTAAACTCGCCCACGATCCCGCCGCTGTGCTTGTTGCCATAGCTCAAGAGCGGCCCGTTTCCCTGGAATCCGCCGCCGCTTCCGGTGTATGCGCTTGTAATTGATTCGGCAAAACTTCCAAGAATCCCGCCAAGCTCGCCGGTTTTCCCGTAGTCCTTGCCAAGCAACGCGTTAAACAACTGAGCCGCTGAAGCCTCGGCAACCATTCGTCTTAATGCGTTTGAAAAGCCTTCAGCCATGCCGCCGATACCATCTGAAAACGGGTCAAACAAGAAATCAGCGAACGCGTCTTGCATGTTCCGCGCCGCCTGGGTGCTGAACTCTGACAGCTCGGAAGTTGCTGTTTTAGCCGGGTCAATGAAGTTTTCGTTGTAGCTTTTTCCAAGCTGGTCAAATAGCTCTTTGGCCTGCTTGTCGTCAATTACGCCTGCTTTTAAGTCGTCCTGAATCCTGGCTATTCCACTACTAAGGCTTGATGATGAATCAACCCCTGACGGCCCGCCTGTCATGCCTGCGATTTCTTTTTTCAGGTCGTAATACTTGTTCGCGTCTTCAATGGCTTGCTGCCATGCCGCGCTTTGTCTTTTTTGTGCCTCGGTTTCAGCGTCTATAGCCTCGATAAGCCCGACTATGGTTTCCCGCTCCGATTCGGTGGCGTTGGCCGCTTCGCTCCTGATTCGCAATTGCTTGGTTTTTTCTTCGGATGAAAGCCCCAAGGCTTTTAGTTCGAATTGCAGGTTTTCAATGTTTTTGGCTACCGCTTCGCGCTCTGAGTTAAAAGCCTTGGCTTTGGCGCTGGCCTCGCTTTGAGCCGCTGCAACCCGTTTTTTGCTGTTTTTAAGCGTTTCCTCGGTATGCTTGGCGTCTGCGCTGGCCTTATCTTCAGCTGCCCGCTTTTCTTTGGCCTCTGCCTCTGCCTTTGCCGCCGCTTCAGCGTCCGCCGCGTCCTTTGCTGCCTTTTGTTTTTTAAGCGAGTCGCGACGGTTGATTTCCTGGCCTATGTCGAAACCTGTGTAATCCGACATAGCTTTGCCAACAAAACCCATTTGGTTATAGGTTTTAATCCTGGCCTCAGAATGCGCCAATTGATCGTCAATGGTGTCTGAAAGATTGCGCTTGAGAATGTTAAGGCTATTGGTTGCCGACTGGACAATGCTCTTAATGATCCCCTCAGACCGATCGTTTAAAAGCGCGTCCTCGAACTCGTGCCAAGCGTCAGAAAGGCCCGATATTTTGCCGTTCAGCGTGTCCATGGCCCTGGCATTCGATCCGCTGGAAAGCTCCCCCATTTTGACAATAATTTTGTCAATCGCTTCCCGGCCTATTTCACCCTTGGACGACATTTCCGCCAGCTTGTCGCCGGTGACACCCAGCACTTCGGCTGCAATTTTGTAGATTGGCACCCCGCGCTCAGCAAGAACAATCATGTCCTCCTGTTGAAGCTTGCCTTTTGAGTAGGCTTGCCCCAATTGCTGAACAATTGAGGTTAATGTTTCCTGCTTGCCGCCAAGCTTCGCCGCTTGATCCGTGAGCGACTGCATAACTTGCTGTGTAGGCTCAAGCCCCATGTTTTTCAGCATGATGAAGGATGTCGTGAGCCCTTCAATCTCAAACGGGGTGTCTTTTGCGAATTTGGATATAAAAGAAAACGCTTGCTCACCGCCTGCCATGCCGCCCATGACAGACACCAGCTGAGTTCTCAGCATTTCCATGTTTCGGTTTGTGTCGAGAATGTCTTTTGATAGGCTGGCAAATGCTGTAAACCCAACAAATCCAGCGACGGCGCTTTTGACAGCGCTCATTGACTTGGAAAGGGCGCTTGCTGAATCCGCCGCCTTTTTTGACTCGCTACTTATGCCATTTATGGCATTTACCGCCCTGGTTGCCGCGTCTACCGCTTCCTTGGAATCGCCTGATATTTTGATTTTAACGTCAATGCTCATTTTCTGGCCGCGCCTTGGTTTTGTTGTCTCGTATCATTTCAAGGTGGGCGACAAGCTCTTCGATATCAGCCACCCCTACAATTTCGGCTGCAATCTCAAGGCCTGCCCAATCAATACCCCCTAGCATGTTCCACACCCTGATTGCCGCTAGGTGTATAAGCGGTGCAGGCTGATTAGTAGGGAAGGGTAGAGCCCTATCTTCTAACCAGCCTCTGGCTTTTCCAACGAGCTTTCGACCTTGGCTTTATGCTCAGCATATTGGTCTTTAATTTTGGATATGATAGGTGCCCACGCTTCCGGCCTATCTTCCGCCCACTCCATAAATAGCGCCGTTGAAAACGGCACTTCCTCAGGGGTTCCGCCTGCAATCAGGTCGTTTTCTCTGGCATTCCAGTCAACCACGAAGGTTGAAAGAATGTTGCGAATCGTGGCACCGTCCCTTGGAAGTTCTTCCATTTCTAAGTTGGTCGGCCTTCTTGCCGTGATTACCAACCCGCCAGCCTCCACGTCAAACTGGCGGTTTTTACGGATTTTTTCAATTATTGCCTGAATCATTGCTGTTTCTCGATCAATTCATAACGGGTCGTTATATGCTCCAATTCTCTGAGCCCATCCTTTAGGTCACCAATCACTAAGCGCTCAAGGGTTACAAAAACCCCTTTTTCGTTTAGCTTGATGTCGGCCTTTGTGACATATCGCAACTCTTCTTCAGATACGCCCAGCGCGTTTAGTATTTGCCCTTGAATGTTTCTGATAGCCATTAGGTAGCCAGCTCGGTTTGTGCGCCTTGCGCTTCGATGGTCATTTTGCCCGTAACCATTGCACCGGTAGCGCCGCCCGGCTGGCCTGAATAAAACACCGTGCCGTAAAACATAACCCGCTGTCCATTTTTGAACTGAATCATAAACGCCCTGAGAGCACCCAATTTTGTTACGTCCCGAGCCTTTTTAAGCGCCGCGTCGGAAACGTCCCAAATGGTGTCGAAAGAATAGGACAGCGCCTCAGCCAAGCCTTGAATGTTTGATTTTTGCGCCGCATGGATGGTGGTGGTTGGGATTTTGTCCGGTTCGCCGCCCGATCCGTTTACGGTCGTTAAGGTTGACATGCTGGTATTGAAAGCCACCGGCCTAAAGGTTCCGCTGGTGAAGTCATCAAAAAGCGTGCTGTCCTCGCCCTCCAGCTTGAAAGAGGTATTAGCCACAACACCAGAAACGCGGAAAATCCGCAAATTAACCTGGGTCATGCCTTGCACTTCCATCAATACAAAAGTGCCGTTGCTTGGTGGCGTTGTGCAAGAAACAACCGCCTCAGTCGCTTTGCTGATTGCAGTGACCGTAACCGCCGCCCCTGGTGCGTCAGACATAAAAACCTTTACGTTTGTCCATGTTGAAATATTGGCCATTGCTACCCCTTATTAAATTTGCTGAATGATTGTTCGTGATGTGAAGTTGTCGCGCCAAACGTAGAACCCGTCTAAAAAACTGATTAGGTCGCCGCCTGCAAACTCCATAGGCTCGAAATTTACTGACGGCTCCCACCCGATCAATTCCGCCTTGATTAGCTCCCTTAGGTCGTGGCTTGCGTCTGCAGCGTCGCCGCCCATGGAGTCAGAAACGCAATAAATGGTCGTAACCACCGAAACCTGAACATCGACGTTTTGAATGACAAGTTGGGTGCTTAATCCGCTTGATGCCGACTCCCTTGTTTGAAAAACATAAGCCCCTTTGTCGGTTTTTTTGCCCTGTAAAATTTGCGCCAAGCTGGCCGCGCCCGCGACTTCTTTTAGCTCGGTTACATTGTTTTTAAGGCGCGATTGAGTCGCCGGTCTGATGTTTTCCATTGCTGCACTATGCCGACTGCAGCGCTTAGAATTAAGGTGAAGCGCTTCCTAAAAAGGGTTTTATTGCCGTGGCGGGTCGTCTGGCCGTGAAGCCACTTTGATAGTCGAAAACCCTGTTCGGGGTCTGCGCATTTGGACAAGGGGTTAGAAAACCCTATCGCGTATCACCCGCGAATGGGGTATGTGATGCAATGATAAATGGCACCTAAGACAACCCCTGAGCGGGTTATTTGGTGCCACAGATTTGATTTTTAGAAGCTGGACAGCGACTGATCCGACATTATTGGGCTTTGCTCTTCGATGTAAATTGACCCTGAACTTTGCTCTTGTGAAGCGCCGTTTTGATCAAGACCAAGCTTGAATTTGCCCGACGAAACGCCCTTTAAAAACTCTATTGCTGACCTGTAGTTTGATTCGACGACCTCAACTTGCATGTCATAAAAAAGGTTGTTTCTGGCGATGTCGCAAGCCCGTTTTTTTAGATTGAGAGGCACCGATGACAATGGAAGAGCATAGTCGGTAAGATAGTCGTCAATCTCCGCGCACGCGTCATCAATCGCCATCTGAGCAACAGAATAGTCAATTGACCCTGTTCGCGCCCGGTCGGTTCGTTGCAATATTTCAGCCTCTCCGAACCGATCAATCAAGTCTTGTGCTGTGCAGTAGTTCACGATACCGACCTCAAGCCTATTCTGTATCAGTTAAAAAGCCCCTAGATTTTAACTCTCTTGCCATTTCGCAAAATGGCTTGACTACATAACTCCCTGCTATTTTTCCTGCCTGGATATAGTCAAACAAATCAATATAATCACTAATAGCCCAAGTTGTGCTGTCCAATGCGGTTGATGCTGATTTGTGACCGTAAATATTAATCCATGCCCCGGCATCCCTAGCAGCGTCAATGTTTGCTTTTGCCTGTGCAAGTGATGTTGTATTGTTAAGAGAGAATCCGCCTAATATTAATCTTGAGCATTTTGGGAACCTTGTGCTGTATAGCGCATAAATTCCAAAAAATCCGGTCGATATAATCATTCGGATAAATTTAATCCCTACTTCCTTTAAAGCATTCTGCAACGGGTCATTTTCAAAACCGTTTTGCACCGGATAACTTGCAAATACCCCTTGAGGATAGGACGCGCACTCAATATCAAC